GACATGTCCTGCATGTGATAATAAGGAAAAATATACATTTGATCTTACGCAATTACCACTTAAATTCCTAGAAGAAGATCCAGAGATGCTAGGACAAAATATTTTCACTATCACACTGCCAATGAGTAAGGTCACTGTAAAATTTAGACTGTTGACGGGTCGTGATGAGGAAGAGCTGACTGCCTCAGCTGAGATAAAGAAGAAGAAGCTGGGTGGTGAAATTGACAATCTCATCACTTCACGACTACAACGCGCAATTATTTCTGTGAACGGTAGAAGTGATTCAGGCGCGATCTTGAACTTCATCAGGAACATGCCGGCACGTGACTCTGCGATCATTAGAAAACACATTGCAAAGATGGAGCCAGGAATTGAAATGAAGTCTGAATACTCATGTAGCGCATGTGGAGAACATAGTGAGGTGGACGTGCCTATTGGCGCAACGTTTTTTTGGCCTGACAACTGAAATGAAGGCTGATGTTCAGCTTGAACAATTCTTTTTGCTTGCCTATTACCTTGGATTCACAAGAACCGATATATACCAAATGCCCATAGCTGAGCGGATGTGGTATATCGAACGAGTAGGCGAAGAAATAAGGAAGGCAAGCGAAAAGAGTGATGATTATATCACAAGAGCTGCACATAATAATTCACCTGACATGAGAGAGTTGAGAGGACAACGTCCAAATACACCTGCAAGATTGCGTAGGTTTACATAAAAATATGGGCACAAACTGTGTGCCCATTGATATTTAAAGTGCATGAGTAAAGATAAATCAGATATTAGCGAAAATTTGTATGTTCCCACTTCTTCAAAGTTATTCCTTGCAGGAGTTGCTGCGTGGTTGATTGGCAACAAAGTTCAGATGAAGATAAAAGGATCTCAGAACGAAATGAAACAGTTTGCTGCAGCACTGATTGCATCAAAAAGATTTCAAAATGAACTCACAAAGTCTGATGCATCTGCTCAATCGGTGATTGATAAATTGAATATAAAGAATGCAGCAGCTAGTGAATTTAAGAATTCTACAGGTTTGGATTGGCCAATGTGATCATAAAATCAACGATCACATACTTATATGTGACGTAGGTGAATACTGATGGCAGATTCTAAAGACATCTCGATCGAAGAAAAAATTAATGAAGTGTTGAGACAACGTGCAGTTGCGTTGACCAACATCAATAAGTTAATGGGAGATCAGGCACGATTGTGCATAGAGATGTCAAAGCTATGTAATTATGCTCCAAATTACGATGACTCTGTAAAATCTTTAGATGATCTTCTGAAAAGCATGTCAAGTACGAATGACGAAGCAAAAAAGCTCAAGAGCACAACAGAAGACCTAGCTAAGGCACTTGAAGATGCAAGCAAAGAAGATGAAAAGTTAAATAAGGGTTTTGACGAGCTTGAAGCAGCATTAAGAAATGTTGATGGCACGATTGACAAGTTTGAAAAGAATGTAAAGAAGACAAAAGATACAATTGATGAAACTCAGATTGTAGTGGGTGCTTTTGCACTAGGAATAGGACAGGGTTTAGTTAATCAATTTAATGCTATTGTATCTGCAGGAAAATTTGTTGGACAGACATTTATGACTATAACATCAAATGTCTTTCAATTGGGTGCATCTATACTTTCGATACCGTTCAAGATACTGGGTGGTCTTGTCGACATGGCCCAGGGAATGGGTGGCGGCAATGAATTTGCTCAAGCGCGAGAGAAGGTCCGACAGCAATTTGGAGATCTAAGTAAAGACATCGCAAAGAATGTCATGCAGTCTGAAAAGAACATGCATGGAATGATGGCATCTGGTCTGCGTGCATTCAGAGTCTTTGGTAACCGCGCAGAGCAGTTGACATATTTTACTGAGATGTTCACTGCCATGGGTAATGTTGCACACTTATTTGGTGATGAAATTGCAAAACAACCTGAAATCATCGGTCAGTATGCGAAGGGTCTAGGTCTGTCACACGAACAGATGAAGTTTGTGGGTCTTGAAGCCAAAATTGCCGGCGCAACCTTGGAGGATAAGCTCAACGAGATGACTGTTGCATCTATGGGCATGGCAGAGAAGTTTGGAATTAGTCATAAACTGATATCTCGTGACATTGGTGACATGATGCAAGACACAAAGCACTATACGTCCCTCACCGTCCACGAGATGTCACGTGCTTCCGTGTATGTTCGTAAACTAGGGCTTGAAATTAAAGAAGTTGCAGGTATATTAGATAAGTTTGACAATTTTAATGATGCTGCTGTTGCCACATCAAATCTATCACAAGCCTTTGGCATGACCATAGACACGATGGAAATGCTCAAGGAAGCATCACCAGATAAACGTATAGACATGTTACGTAAGTCGATGGCTGCAGCAGGTCAAGATGCTGCAACAATGTCACGTCAGGAATTGGCGTTATTGGCCGCAAATACGGGTCTTGATGAGGCAACTGCAAAGCTTGCATTTTCTACTAAGAATCAAGGCGTCTCCATGAAGGATCTGGAGAAGCAACAGGAGAAGAATAAGAAGAAGACAATGACTCAAGAGGAGGCCATGGGCAAATTGGCTAACTCTATTGAACGTTTGATAAAGTCAGGACAGTCACTCAAAGGTGGATTCTTCTCCATGTTTGCACAGGGATTCACGACTGGCATACAAAGAGCATACCCATTTAGAATGATGTTACGTAGCCTCAGAAGATCACTGCGTGTCGTGTTTTGGGCAGGACGACGTTTGGGTAGGGCATTTGTCGAATCATTCCCAGGTGTATCCAAGATGATCGCGGCATTTAGAGAGTTCTTCAATCCTGGTCGATTTAGATCATTGATGGGTAAGATCGTTGATCAATTCAAAATGTTCTTCAATGATCTAAAGGATCCTACGAAGGCAAAGGATGCAGTTGGAAATCTTCTCACAAATATAAAGAAAATATTCTTAGAATTCTTTGGTGGTGGTTCAGGACCTGCCCAGATGTTCTTGGATGGATTCAAGAATTTTGGTAAAGCACTATCGAACATATTAGCCGGTGCCATAAGATTTGCATGGTCAGGTATACAACCTATATTATCGAAAATTAAAGATAACTTGTCACTCCGCAGTAAACGTCGTGAAAAACGTAAGGAGATTGCTGCCACCGTAGACAAAACACTTCCTGCAGAAGAAAGAAATAAGGAGATCGAACGACAACTCAATGCAGCAATGGGTCCTGATGCAGGAATATTTGGTGGTTTATTCGATGGTCTAGAGGGAGCATTCTCAGGTGCATTTTCTGAATTGGCTTCTGTCTTTGGTGAAATCATCTCACCCCTATGGGATTTATTCACTGATCCTTCATTCATACAAGAAGTCAAAAGTGTCGTATTTGGATTCTTTGCAGAGGTGTGGAATGCAGTATTCAACGAAATTAAGGAAAAGGTCTGGGAACCATATGGTAATATCATCATAGCTAGTATCATTGGATGGTTTGCAGGTGGTGCATTGGTGAAAGGTCTATCAAATGCAGCAGGAGCTGCAGTTGGCCTTGCCATGAAGTCGATGACAGAAAGTATATTTCAAACTAAGGCGGTAAAAGGCGTAAAAGATGCTGCAAGTGCTGCTGGTGCTGTGGGTTCTATAAGTGAGAATGCAGGTGCAGCAGTAAAGAGTGCAGAATTCACTGCTGCAGATGCAAAGGGTTTAGGTTTCAAGTTACTTGCCATGGCAACTGCACTTGCTATAGCAGGACCAATGTTGGCAGTATCTCTTATAGCAATTTATAGGATATTGAAGGCAGGTGGTATTGCAGACCCCATATCTGCTGCAGTGCCGCTGATGGTCTTGGTTGGAGCAGCAGCAGGAATGACTGCTCTTGCATTTGCAGTTAAATTGGTGCAAGAAACAGATGCTCAACAAATTTCTAGTAAGTTATTTGCGATGGGCAGGGCTCTTGCAGCCGGTGGAGTAATATTTGCAGCTTCGATAGCTCTTATGGCTGCAATATTATCTGCGCAAAATCCTTCACAGATTCTACTTGCTTTAGGCGTACTTGTCATCGGTGTTGGAGCAATGGTCGGTGTAGGCTTTGCACTAAAGTTGACAGAAAATATGGATTGGAAAAAACTTCAAACGAATATCATGGCGCTAGCTGTATTCCTGTCACTTGGTGGTTTTATTTTTGCTGTGGCGATACTGGCAATTGCAAACTTGTTTGAAGGTGTAAAGTTGGAAAATATCGCCAAGGCATTGATCACAATAGGCACGATGGTCTTGCTCATGTTGCCCCTTGCACTTACAATGATGTTGGTATCAAAGATACCTGCAGCAGGTCTTAGTCAAGCAATTCCTGTGCTAGGAACTATGGTGGCTGTATTACTAATCTTAGGTCTTGTAGGCGCTGCGATAGCAGGTTTGACGAGTTTTATCAAGAATCCAGAATCAGTAACTGCAGCAGGAGAACTCATGTTGAATATGTCATTGTCATTGCTGGCAATGGTCCCTGTAGTTCTTGCTTCAATTGCAATTGGTGCACTCCTTGCAAATCCTTTTGGGGTCCCGGCATTGGTAGTAGGTATGACGGCACTATCCGCTGCAATGGCTGCTGTTTCAATAGCTGTATTTTCAATTCTTGAAACACTAGCAGGTCTACAAGTTGATTCAACGTTCAGTGAAAAGGCTCATGCATTCGTTGAAGTCATGAATTCAGTAAATGCATTTGCTAGTACGTTTGCAGTCATCCTCGGGGAAATCAGACCTACGTGGGGCGATTTTCTTCAAGGTAAGGGCATGGCTGACTTGATAAACAGAGGAATTGAATTCATAAATGCATTAGTTGGAAGTAAAGAAAATTCCACAGGCATTCTAGGCGTCATGAATACAGTGACTCAAATCATAATGCAATTTGCTGCTGAAGGCAGTGCGCAGGGAATAACTAAGGCAGCTGAAACATTTACTTCAATCTTAAACGCCACGACAGGGCTTATGATAGCCTTAAAACCAGATCCGGCACTATTTGAAGCCATACAAGAGGGCACTAAAGGTACACTCTGGGATGATGTTGACATAGACTTTACTGGTTTAAAATCTATACTTTCAAAGATGTCAGGTGAGCTAGTTAGTGTAGTAGGAACTGTACAAACGTTCATCACACAAGTTGCACCGCTGGTCAAAGACATACCTGCTGAATCGTTGAATGCAGTTGGCGGAATACTAGGCGGAATTGCGAATATAGTCAGCGCTATAAAACCTGATCCTGCAGTGTTAGAGCAATTTAAAGTAGTAACAAAGGGCACTGTAACTGATACCACTGTGTTGGATGTCACAGGTTTGACAGTATTTATGAAAGAATATCTAGATAAGATGAAGACAGTATTGCCTGCAATATCAGGTGATATTGTGAATAGTATTATCAATGCAATGGGTAATGTTGATTTGGAAAAGCTCGCAAAGCTGGAAGCTGTCTCAAAGATCTTAGGTGCTTTAGGTGATGTTGCTTCAGCTCTTATGAAGGGAATGACTAAAAAGACAACAACTGATGCCTCAACCGACGCAAAGGGAAAGTTAAAAAACGTTAAACAGACAGTAGAAGAAACTGGTGATGTCGTGAAGGTAATGAAGGACATGGCGAGTCAATTTGGGCCGATGTCAAGTGATCTATCCAACGCTGTTTCTGCACTACCTAATGACAAAGATTTCCTTAAAAAGCTTGATGTAGGCGTGAAATTATTCGCAATGTTGGGAGAAATACCGAAGATATTGAACTCTATAAAGGAAGCTACTACAACGGTAGATAAAGAAGGGAAAGCTATAAGCACGACACTCACACCTGGCAAATTAACTAGAGCATTCGGTGTAATCACAAAATTCCTTGCGGACATCATCAAACCAGACACTAGTGGTAAATCACCTATTCAAGGAATAATCACTAGCGTGAACACATTGGGAAAAGAGTTAAAGTTGGGTGAGCGGGGTGAAGATGTATCAAAAAAGATAACGGGTGTAAAGACATTCATGGAAGCTTTGCCGACGATTGCAAGTGCATTCTCTACTTTCATATCAAGTGATACTAAAATTGCTACTGGTGGTGAGATAACTAAGAAGATAGGAGATTTGAAGATTGCAATTGATAATTTAACGGGTCAAGGAGGTGTCACTTCTATAGATGAAGCGTTGACAAAAGAACACAATATAACGTTGGCTCGTGTCGCATATAAGATTAAGAAAGCAAGTGAATCAATCACAAATATAAATGACGCACTTGCGGGGGGAGGATTGAAATTCGATGGTGAAAATCTTCAAACAATTATTACGTCATTTGAAGGCATTGCGAATTGGACGCCGAAGGATGAGGGCATCAACATCAAGGTAAATGAAAATAATAAGATGGATGCAAATAGCATACCTGTAGTACAACAAATCCAAAACATGGTCAAGATTGCAAATCTGATCAACAATGAATTGTCAGATCTCAAGACAACGACTGTTACAAAGAAATTGACTGCGCTTGGAAAGTCTTTAGGAATAAGTAATGAGAAGTTGACAATCAAGAATGACGGTAAAGTAAATGTACACTTGAATTTAAATGTGACGATGGATGCAGGTGACATTGCAGACGTACTCGTCAATAAGACCAAGTATGTTTCAGCAGGTGTAATCAAAATTCCTTAGTAAGATACGAATTTTGATTACATGATACTTATTCTGGGTTAGAAGTGATTTATGATTGACATATTTAACACTCTCAATGGTATTGACATGATTGCGCTTTTAGAATCAGATGAATTGTATCAGGAATTGATGAAGACACTTCCAAAAGAAGATGGTGAACAGATCAAACAATTTATCATTCAATACATGAAAGATTTACAAGGTGGATTTATAGATCCATTTGCGGAGATAGCTAAGACAGAAGAGTTTCAGCAGAAGTTTGAATCATTCAACGAAGATACAGGTAAAAAGTGAAAGTGAAATAGAAAGTGAAGTAACACTACAAGATGTCAACACCACCAAAACCCACACAGTTCGAAGGCGACATAGGACGTCTTATACCTCAATTGGAACGTGAAGGTCCTGAACAGACAATTCAAGTGGGAAGTGATGACCTTGTGAAACGTTACAAGGTAACAATGGGTAACTTTCTAAAGTCAATTCAGACTAATCAGATTGATGGAAATAAGCGTGATGAGACTACACCATTTGCACCTAATGACGTATTGAGTAAACACAACGAAGGAAAATTCTTTGATCTAAATACTCAAGGTGATGTTCAAAATTTAAAAAACATTGTAGAAGCAATCAAGACAGATCTTTCTACTGAAGAGATATTACGAACGATAGAAGGTAAACCCAACTCAACTTCATATTTGTATGAAGCTCCACCCGTAGAAAAAAATCCTGCCACCGTTGCAACTAGTAGGGTATTATCTACGAATCGCTTTTCACCGCAGTCTCCATACATGACAGGCGGTAGAATAACAAAAGAATTTGCATCTGTGCCGAAAGGTTTTGGTGTATCTGAATCAACAGAGACGATGTCATTTGATAGACTACGTAAGGTAGGTTTTTCACTGATGTTACGTGCTACAGGTGAACTGGGCTCATTGAGAATTGGTGGAGGACCTCCGGGTGATCCCACTAAACCGTTACAAGTGTTGGGTTCACTATTACCGGGCCGTTCACAATTAGGTATACCTGTCGGCGCAAGAGATCTGTATGCACAGGAAGCATTCGGCGCGCCAGGAGTAGATAGAGAACGTATACCAAATGTCACGCTTAGGGAAGAAGGTGCGTCACCATACACATCTTATGGTCAATCAAACAACATGTATGAACCATTCAATGGTCTCAATGGTCTATCAACAGTTGCATTATCGATAGTTTTAGTGTTGGCAATTCGCGCGCTCGTCACGGGCTTTGCACTCGCACTGGGTGGTGTCCCACTGAGAGGAGGAGGCACAGCAACTCGTCACCCTTCTGAAATGACAAAAGGTGTCTACAAAGAAGCTAGTGACAGTAAATTTCGCAGTCAGGCATTTCGTTTTATGGGACTTGTGGATGTTGATAGACCATGGGCATTTGCTGTAAGAGAAGGTGTGCAAGTATTCTTCGACTGGACACCAGGACGATTCGGAGCAAGTTTGCTTAGAGTCTCTGAAAGTAGGGGCTTTTATATCAACATGATTCGTGTTATAATACAGAACTTTACAGGAATCATAACAGCTATGGTAGATGCTTCACGACAACCAACGCCTGTTGAACGTGCAACTGCAGCGATGAGGATTTTTGAACTTCTTCGTAGTTCAAAGATTATATCATTCATGAATATTATGGCGCAGATAGGTGATAAGAGTCTATTAGGACAAGAAAAAGCAAAGGAAGATCAAAAAAGACCTAATGCTGTAAATTTTTCAATATTACGTGTGAAAGACGATAAACCTGAACAAGGTCTTCAAAAGGGAACATTGGGTTGGAGAACTACATCTGCGCCTGCCGCATTATTATTACCTTCATCTGTTCAAACCGCAGTAAGTGAATTGAATATCAAGGGTGAATATGGCACATATGACAACGTTAGAAATCGTTTGGGACATGAAAAACTTCAACAATTTGAAAAAAGATTTTCACATGAAGACGTTAAAAATTTTGAAAAATATATTGAAGGTTCACAATATGTTCCATTCTATTTTCAAGACCTAAGAACAAATGAGATAATATCATTTCACGCATTTATAACATCTGTCGATGAAAGTTTCACTCCAAATTATGCTTCATCAACTCCATATGGTAGAATAGATCCCGTGATGACCTACACGAATACAACTAGAACATTTACATTAAATTTTAAAGTCGTTGCAACCGACGAAGAAGATTTAAAGTCAATGTATGTGAAATTGAATAAATTTGTGACTTTGGTCTATCCTCAATGGTCACAAGGTCGTACTGTAGAAACATCAACGGGATTAAAATTTACGCAACCATTTTCACAGACCATAAGCGCATCACCACTTGTAAGAATACGATTAGGTGATCTGTATAAGACAAATTTTTCAAATATTGCATTAGCAAGATTATTTGGATTAGGACAAGAAGGGATTCTTGACATTAAAAAACAGACGTCAGATGCAGAACTAAGAAAAAAAGTTGTCTCACAATTAAACAAACTAAAATCATCACCCTACACACCACAAGCAATTGTAAAACTCAACGCAGGTGTGAATGAGCTTTATAGTTTTACTCTTAGACCTGATAGTGAAATTGAAAACATACTCGTGGAAAATGCACCTAATTCAAGAGACTGGCATGAAGCAGGGCGGCCTATGAAGATTGTGACGATCGTCGCACCAGGAGAAGAGAATATATACACTGCAACTTTTGAAACTAACGACGCAAAGTTAAAACAGTATACAACAGCGATAACTGATTCTCAGATTGATGATTTTCATCCTCTTGAAATAGAAAATCGTGTAGCTTTACTTGCAGCTGCCGCGGCCCAAGGACCTAGTAGTATTGGCGAATTCTTTGACTTTGGAGGTGATAAAAATGCAATTGTGAAGTCATTCAAGAATACACACGGAAAAGGTCTTGCAGGATTCATAACATCACTGGGCATGGGTTGGAACATTGCACTAGAGAATGGTAAGTGGAATATTGATCCTAGTCAACAAGTGCCGATGATATGTGACATTAATTTACAATTTACAGTCATACATGACATACAACCAGGTCTAGATTCGGATGGTTTCAATCGTGCACCACTATACAATGTTAAGGGTGCAAATCCACATTACGAAGATTGATGTGTCAAATAGTCACGGTGCAAGGCCGTATCTCTTCTCAAGATTCATATAATTATCAACATGAGCAAAATATACGATCTAACAGATCTTGATAAATGTAATAGGAATTAAGATGGCAATAAGTAGATATGCTAGAACACCTTTGCTTAACTTTGGTCGTAGATACGGTACATCAAGGGCAATACCTGCAATACGTAGTGGAATTGCTGATGGTAGTATAACTTTTATAGAAAGAACTATGAGCGAAAATATGCGCCTAGATATACTTGCTGCAGATTCATACGACGATGGTAGATATTGGTGGGTCATAGCAGCAGCTAGCGACATAGGATGGGTTCCGCAGGTTCCACCTGGCACATATATACGTATTCCAAATATTGATCAGGTCTTGCGGGTGATAGGATGAACAGCGGTTTTGGAAGCAATCATAATCCCAATAAGGGTGGTGCGTGGGATTTTCTCACTGATCCTGATAAGGGTCTTGGTAGGTACTTTAATATAGCTTCACCTCAAGATTTGATCGCGTTGTTGCTGACGGGAGTAGATAGACAAGGAAATGCGATAGCAAAGATCGATGCAAGTGAGACCAAGGGTATTGATGAAACTGTACGTAATTTACTCATCAATGTGACTAGAGATTGCCTCACTACTCCAAACTTGATCAATACATTGAAACAAAATCTCGAGTCTGCTGCTCGTGAGGTCGGCGTCAGCGATGATAATATAAAGACACAATTCAGAAGTATCATACAGATAAATGCAGGTCCTGATATACGTGATGATGGGTTAGGAAGCAAAGAATCATTGAATGAAATGCTTGCAATGCCACTTACTGAGGCAAATGGAAATTCATCATCCGAAAAAAATACACCTACAATGTCATCTATCATGATCTTTCCTGTGGGAATTTCACCTGCAGTAAAGAATACTGCGGGTCTTTCGTTGTTCTTTAATTCAATTCCGCCTATTGAATTTGCACGTGCAGTACCATTTCTTGAGGTAAATGTTCAACTAAATAGACCACCCACCAATAGTGAGGGAAAATTAAATGCTCCAAGTTTACTAAAGTTCATCATGGGGGCACAGAAACCTGAAACAACTGCAGATTTATCTATCACGGAAGGATATAGACAGAAAGTTAAACCTGATGGAACTTACACGTATGACGAAGAAAGTGAATCAACGATTATAGGAATGGAAGCATTCCTAATGCCTCAAACATTAACGCCGTTTGGATCAAGAGGATCATACAGTGAGATGAATGCTGATACAGTACGTGCAATGCCAATCGCTGATCCATTTAGACCTCTGATGTCGATTCAAGGTCTAGACATCAAGGTCGTCAATTCAACAGGCATAGGAAGCTATAAGAATGCAACTATGACGCTAATTATTCACGATAGAACACGATTAGTCGAAGTAGCCGACTTTATAAAACCAGATCTATACTCTAGAACACAATTGATGATTGAATATGGATGGCGTCACCCAGACACAGATCCTGAAATAAATCCGTGGGGTGCATTCATCAATACGTTGCGCTGTAGAGAAAAGTATGGCGTGACAAATTCTTCATTCAATATGGAAGAAAATGGTCAAATTACAGTGACATTAGATCTACACATGTTGGGTGGTCTAGAATACAATATGACAAAGATAACAGAAACGCCTGAAATAAATACTGCTTTAAAGAAGATACAGGAGATACAAAAAAGAATTCAAGAATTGCTTGAGACTGTCGCAAAGAAAAGTAAGGATGGCAAGATAAACTCAAAAAGTGTATTTGCATCTCAGATATTTGAATCTGCAACATCACTAGACGGTACTTCAGATTTTAAAAAGCTACATAAACAATATAAGACAACCCGCAGTAAATTGGACAGTAGCGATAGTCAATTAGCCAAGAAGATGATTCAACAGCTTGATGCTCTATTTGATGACACCAATGGTGCAGAAATTCAATTTAGAAACACATTAGATGCATCATTAAAAAGAAAATATGCAATAATTTCAGGTAACGACAAGGCAACAAAGGAAGACAATGACGATCCAGCAGATCTAATATCAGCTGCTACAGATGACTATTCAGAAGACAATGTCGATCCCGAAGCTCTGCCGCCACTCATTGCTGATGATGCGCAAGTATGGGTTCAAACACCAGACTTCGTTGGTAACGTGGCGAATAAAGAAGTTAATCAAGTGATTGCAGGGTTCGATCCCGGGGAAGTTCAGGTTGTATCTGTTAGTTATGCAGCGTCTCAGACTGAAAATGTTCCTGCAGTTTATTCAAATTTTTCTAATGCACTCGATAGATGGACTGCTGTACAAAAACAGAAAAAGAAAAATAAAAAAAGAAAAAATGCAGGTGGAGCAGCAGCAGGTGGAGCAGCAGCAGGTGGAGCAGCAGCAGGTGGAGCAGCAGCAGGTGGTGGAGATGTTTCTAAACCAATACAAATCAACTATGATCGATCAAGACTTATAGATGTATATGATAAAAAAAGTGTATCACTCGTTAAAAACCCTGGTCCACCTGAAGTCATAGGTGAAGATACAAAGAACACTGTAACATTTGGAAAATTATTCATGTTATTTGTCGCACAACCCATGTTAAGCACGGGTGAATTTGACGACATTCAGGTGTTATTTTACGCATCAAATTCTGGTGCGGGCGATCATAGAAATTTAAATATTGCATCTTTCCCTATAGAGAATGATAAATTCAAAAAGACTCTTACAGATGCAGCTCAAAAGAAACGTACTCCTCACTTTTCGCTGGGTGAATTCATTGCCCTAATGTCTTCAAACTTTTTTGACAATCAGCTGTCATCGGGTTATGGTCTGAGCAATTATTACACGTCCGATAAAGATGGTAATGTAGTTCTTAAAAAGAAAACAAAGAATATTGAGGGTAAAGAGGTCTCAGGACAAGATGCAGTTGGTGAGGCATTGACTCAGTACTTGGAGGTAAAACTAAATATAGAAGGTGGAATATTTAGACCTATACAGTTGTGTGTCATAATAGAAGCTTTACCTGAATCAACACCTCTTGGTACAGAAGGACAGACAACTGACAATTTTGAAAAAAAGACGATATTACGAATTCACGTATACGACAAGACTTCATCTGCATACACGTCTGAGGTCGAACTGTTAAATGCAGCGAAAGCAGATGAATTGAACAAAGTGACATTCAGCCAAATAGATGATGCAGGTAATGAGACACAAATCGATAAAATTAGGGCAGTTGATGTCATAGTCAAGGCTGAACAATTGGGTCTGATAGAACGTGCTGGTGAAGACACAATAAATGTTCCGGGTGCATCAGTACCTGTTTATAAGAATTATACGATTAAAGGTGGTCACAAGGCCATAAAAGAATTCGTCATGTCAAGTGTGCCGTATATCATCTATGGCGCTCAAAATACGTTGATCGAATCCTTGGGCCTATCATCAATGCAAATGCCTGAGTTGTCAACAGTAAATATACTTCGTGCGCCTAGTACAGGATTTATCACACCAACGGGTCAAGGACAAGGTGGAGTACCACTAAAAGTAGTGCCAGTGCAGATGTCTGTGTCCATGTTGGGTTGTCCTATTATATCATTCATGCAACAGGTGTTCATAGATGCAGGCACGGGAACTGATATTGACAATGTATATGCAGTGACAGATTTAAATCACAAGTTCGAACCAGGTTCGTTCAAGACTACGATGGGCATGACACCACAACATGCATATGCCAAGTATGAATCTTTGGCAAATAAACTACAAAAGCAACTTGCAAGTCTTAATGAAATTAATGAAGCTTAATAGTGATTTGTTGACGTGAAAATCTTCACACGTGTGGGTTACAGTATTTTTCATGCACATCAACGTGTCGCCTGACTACATCGGATCTCCATCGTGGATTGTCGTGGATTCTACAACGGGAACCATGACGTCCAAGAAGTCCATGGAAGTTGACGAAACTGTGAACACTTGGATATTGTCTCCCACGACTACGTCGGGTGAACATGACTTTCTGCAATTTGCTCGCATGTGTGGTCGACAGTTGACTTTTCCACGGCAACAGTATGTTCAGCTGATGGATCAACTCAATGTGGAATCCTCAAGCATGATCACGCCACCGTGGTGGAAGATCATGCCACGACAGGCCTACCGTGACGACCTCCACGAGTTGGCACGTGACGTCGTGGGACTATGCGAGCCCACCGATATGGATTATTATCTCAACGTGTTCGAACCCACACGGGCCATCGTGGGTGATCTGGTTGGGTGTCACATCGACGGTGGTACGTATGCTACTTTTGTTGCAGAAGCAGGTACAGACACGTCCACTGCCGTCCTGTCGACATTTTCACACGATGAAGGTGGCATGTGTCACCCCACGCTGTATGACGTTGTGGGATCACGCACGGGTCGTATGACGGTCTTGGATGGACCGAACATCCTCACCTTGAAGAAGGAATACCGCAAGATGATCACGTCACGATGGTGTGGTGGTCGTGTGGTGATGTTGGATTACTCGTCACTGGAGGCGCGAGTACTAGCATATGAGGCAGGTCTGAACTTGCCTGAGGACATATACAGGCACATCTCAGATGAGATACTGGGCGGCGTGTCACGTGACGTGGCAAAGATATCGGTGATATCCACACTTTACGGTGGTGGTGTGTCACGCTTGACTCAATACGTCGATGCTGACACTGCTCACCACATGGTAGACAGCGTCAGAAGGTTGTTCAAGGTGGACGAACTCACGTTACGTCTACGTGAACAGTTGAAACAATTGGGCTTCATACGTAACTTCTACGGCCGCAGGATACAGACGCCCACAAGTGACCACGTGCTCGTCAATTCATATGCACAGTCTACCGGCGTCGACGTTGCCATGCTGGGATTCAAGGTTGTGTGTGATCGTCTGAAACACATGAAGTCGCTGCCAATGTTCGTGCTTGCAGATGCTTTGATCATCGACATACACCCCGACGAAGTGGACACAATCGATGAATTGTGTGAAGTGTGTTCACAGATTCGAGGATACGAGCACAAATTCTTCGTGAAGCCTTCGTCTATTCTGACGTGAGATGTGCACACGGGAAAGTCATCCTACCGTTGCTTGAACAAAGTCTGTCACAAATTGTAATATGCACGAGTGCCTTTCTGGCACACTTACAAAACGAGAATAATGAAAATCAGAGGCGAATATCCAAACATTGTCGAAAAGCTAGAACTTCGACACAATCCCATCATCGTTACCGTGAATGAATTCACTGAAGCATCAGCGAAGGAATTCCGCGAGAAGGTATCGTATGCACACAACACGGGTCAGAAGGTGATACCCGTGGTCATCGACAGTTACGGTGGCGCAGTCTACTCACTACTTTCAATGGTTGCGACCATTCGCAGTGCTGAACTGCCTGTTGCAACTGTCATCATGGGTAAGGCAATGTCGTGTGGCGCAATCTTGGCTTCTTGTGGTGGTGACGGTCTACGATTTGCTGCACCTGACTCCACGATGATGATACACGACGTGTCTACGGGTTCATTGGGAAAGGTGGAGGAGATCAAGGCCACAGCTGAGGAAGCTTCACGTCTCAACACAAAGTTGTATTCCATGATGGCTCGTAACTGTGGAAAGAACGACGATTACTTTCTCAACATCATCCACGAGAAGGGCCACGCTGACTGGTATCTGGAACCCAGCGACATGGTCACGCACGGAATCGTGAATCACATCCGCGTACCTTCGTTGAAGGTCAAGATGTCTGTGAAGATCGACCTGGAATGACGCTCATGCAAATGCGACAAGAAAATACCAATAGACAACGAGAGCTACGTGTCAATAGTCAGATCAAGGCTCGACAACTGCGTGTCATCGACAGTGATGGCACTCAGCTGGGCGTGATGGACTACTTTGATGCCCTTCGCAGGGCAAAGGACGTGGGGATGGACTTGGTTGAAGTCAATCCACACGATCAGTGTCCCACCTGCAAGATCATGGACTACGGAAAGTACAAGTACGATCGTGACAAGAAGGTCAAGGACTCAAAGCGCGCCCGCAACGTCATCGAGACAAAGGAAGTGAAGTTCAGACCACAGATTGGAATGCACGACTACGAAGTCAAGATGAAACACATCAGGAAATTCATCGACGAGGGTTGTAAGGTGATCGTTTCACTACAGATGCGTGGCCGTCAGATCGATCACCCGGAGATGGCGAAGATCATCCTCGACAGGATCGTGGCAGACTTGGCAGACAGTGTGATCACGTTGTCGTCTGATTCAGATGAGAAGACGATGTCCATGTGCTTCACAAAGAACAATAAACGTCAGAAACAGGAACTATAATGACAGACAATAACGTAAAGAATTCGCAGTATCTACACCACATCTCAGAACAGGAGATTGCGCAAAACTTTGCGCAGCTGGAAGCATTGGTTGAAAAGCTGGATGAGTCTCGACGTGACAAGGTAAAGACCATGTTTGAAGAGATGGGTGTGCGCCTGGCAACAGCACCTGCATCTAGTCGTAAGTCATACCACGCAGCATACATCGGTGGTTTAGTCGATCACACTCTGCGAGTCATCAAGACAGCCCTAGTCTTAAAGAAGAACTTCGACGTGTTCAAGACGTTATCCACTGAGAACGTCATCTTTGCAGGTATATTTCACGACCTAGGAAAGGTGGGAGAACCTGGACCGCACGGCAGAGATTACTACGTCAAGCAGGACTCAGATTGGCACTTCAACAAGCTAGGTGAATTGTTCAAGAACAACACAGAATTGACATACATGACCAACGTTGATAGGACCATGCACATCTTGCTCCACTATGGCATCACAGCCAACGAAGATGAGTATCTCGCAATACGTTTGAATGACGGTCAGTATGATGAAGCCAACAAACGTTATGCGATGAAGGAACCACCGCTCGCACTGCTCATCCACATGGCTGACAGGATAGCTTGTGAGACGGAGAAGGAGATTGCAAGACAGTATGATTGAGAAACGTAAAGGTTGGTCACTTCACGTTCCACCTACACCACCTCACAAACCCACTCCACCACGTGAAAAGATACTCACATTTACACGTAAATGGATTCACACTGCATATGATTCGTGTTACATTGGTGACATCAAGCTACCTGAAGATTGTTCACACGCAGATGTCTATGTAGAATCTCATGTAGATCATGGTGATCTAACTATGGATTTTTACGTAGTTAAAAGCAACGAAACTGACAATCCTGACTTTCAGCTTGAATTGAAACGGTGGAATGAAAACTATCAGCAGTGGGTCCTTGATGACAAGGAATACCACAAAGAATTGGTCGAGTGGACGGAGTGGAAGCAACAGCAACAGGCAATTGAGCGTGAGAAGGAGCTCAAGAAGGCCGAAGAACTTTTGAGAAGACACGGTCGTCTCAATGATTGATGATAGAGAGAGAAACAAGGATAAAATACATGAAGACACTGACAAAATTGATCACTATTTCTGCACTATTCGCAACAATTGGATTCGTGGGTTGTGCCCACGGTGCATCAGAAAAGAGCGTTGAGATCTTGGAGGCAAAGATTGGCGAACTGGAGACGCAGGTTGCAAATCTAAAGACTGCAAATGACCACCTGTGTGGTGCGCTTGCAGAATCGACTATGATGGGCATGCTGATGTACATCGGTGAAGGCAAATTCATCGTACGAGCAGACGGAACAGTCAAGGAAGCCGAAGGATTCATCGATAATTGTCACAGCGCAATGCGTGACTATACAGAGGAGATTGAAAAGCGAAAAGCACTCCTGAAGGCTCAAGAGGATGCAAAGGCACAGGATGCAAAGGCCGCAGCAGGTGAAGTGAATGCATGTCATCCTCAAGAGACAGGTGGTGAATCGTGTTCATGCGGAGATGCATGCGACTGTGGAGATGCATGCGGTGATGAAGGTTCAGGCGCAGATGCAGGTGCAGGTGAAGAAGCAAAGTCTGATGCGCCCGTGGCAACACCCTCACCAGCAACAGGTTCGACAGATACACCAAAACAAGATGCATCAGCTACACCAAAGCCTGATGCAGGTGCGGCACCAGCTGCTACAGCAGGATCTACTACTGCAGATGCATCTGGCACAGTGCTGACACCTTCAACACTTGATACTTCAGGATCTGATCAAACAAAGCTAAAAATTCAGCTACCTACTCTGAAGTGAATCATCAATTGACTTGAAGTCATGTAAAGCACCTTCTCGGGTGCTTTTTCAATTTAAAGGTTCAGAAACCGATAGTTACATGCATGCGTTTCTTTTCGGGTACAGAGTATAGGAGTGGTCGTGGAATTGCAGTTCCTTCACTGAATGCACCACGTACGAATCAAGGCATACCAATGCAACCTGTACCCATGACGGGACAGACAGGTCAACCTCAGACGCCTAAGTGGTCCATCGCAGACAAGATGATGTCTGCAACTGCAGGCGATGAGTTGACAAAGTACGATTGGTCAGAAGACATGTCAGAAGATGATGTTGACTATCAAGATGTGTGGGATGAGTGGAACACACCACGTTATGACGTAGAACGCAGTTATCAGGTGGAGTCAATGCTTCGTGGATGTGTGAGGGAGCTCATCCGTGAGTTCATGACACTTTCAACGGGTGGCGCAAGTGGAGTAAGCAGTGGTCAGGTAAGCGGTGTTGTGACACCTTTGGGAACAGGACCAAAACACCCACGACCCGAAGATCGACGTGGATCAAAGAAGCGTAATAGGAAACGTTTGCGCCGCAGCGCAAAGCAATTTGGCGGCGGCGAATTCATGTGATCACACCACAGTGTGAAATCACAGTCAAGTACTATCGTCCTGCAGAAGATTTAGAAGATTTAGCAACAGTTGCTAAAAATGTTAATACAAGACCTAAAGCAAGACCTAAAGCTGCACCTGAACCTGCGCCAAGTGCCATATTTTCAAAACCTGCAGATGTCAATTGCTGCATGTGAGTGTAGAGTTCTGGAACTTTATCGGTTACACCTGCAGCATTAAGCACGTCAACAAGCATTTTAGTTATAGCGGGAGTGGGGGAGTGTGCAGCACCATATACAACACCTGCACCAGCGCCTACAATGCTACCATAATCAGGAAGGTTATTTGCTAGTTGTTTTCCTATCGAGCTGTTTCTTGCTTCACGAAGATTCCCAGTTGAACGTGCCATGTTGATGATTTTTTCTGCAACGTATGGATTTTTTGCAAAATAATCTTCAATTTTTTGCATGGCTTTGGTATCATTTTCAAGCTTTTCGATTGCACTACGTGCGACTGCAACCATATCCTCTGCGCCTTTGACACTAGGTCCACCTTTCATGTCAAAAGACTTACCACTCATTGGTGCAAGTTCAAGCATCAACTCTTCTTTGATGATTCGACGTAAATGTGATTCCGTAATTCTCATATTAAATCCTGTGTGTATTGTGTTGAAACAAATATATATATGCTCATTATCTTCATATTTATGAACACACATGAAGTTGTGTGATAATATGTGACGTACATGTCTTAGACAAGCATGACACGGGTGATGAAACTCTCACCACAACTTAGTCTGTAAGAAAGAAGATAAAAATGGCAATCAACATCGAAGCACTTAAAGCAAAACTAGATAAGATGAATAATCGTGGTCAAGGTGGAACTCAACAAAAACAATCAAATTTCTGGGTTCCTGAGATTGGCAAGTATTCAGTAAGAATCGTACCGTGGCCTTCCGAAGTGGAAACAGATGCTAGACCTTTCATTGAGAAGTGGTTCTACTACGAGCTGGGTAAGAAGATCGTAGCACCACCACTTTCACAGCCTGATCCCATCCGTGAACTGCGTGATGAGCTCTATAAGGACAGGACTGAACAGAACTTGGCACTGGCAAAGAAGCTAAAGCCCAAACTACGTGCATTCCTACCCGTCATCGTCCGCGGCGCTGAGAATGAAGAGATCCCAAAAATTTGGTCAGTGGGTCAAGATACCTACAAGGCATTCCTAGGCTACCTGGTTGATCCTGACTGGGGTGACGTCACTGACCTGAAGAAGGGTCGTGACTTCAATGTGACACTCTCAAACTCCGGTAAGAAGATGTCTGACGGCACGATGGTCAAGGACGTCAACATCGTCGTTGCTCCCAAGGAATCATCGTTGTTTGACAACGATGATAAGCTGAAGAAGGCATTGAGCAACGTTCCAAATCTAGATTCCATCTATCCAGCCTTGTCTTACAGCGACTTGGCCTCTGCACTGGAACGATACATCGACGGACCACCAACGGGTCAGACAGTCACGCGTGGTGGTGAAACAGCTGCACCGGTAGAAAAGACGTCACAAAAGTCATCACTTGATGATGCATTTGATGACCTTCTCAATGGTGACTGATACGTGAACACGTAAGTGTGTGAGGGTCATCATGTTTGACACATGTTGGCCCTCTTGTTATATTTTGAACACGATAGAGGACTCAAATGGCTAAAGAAAAAGAAAAAGACGATTTCACCACAGATCTAATCAAATCACTTAACAAGGAGATGGGCGAACGCATCGCATACAACTTGGCCACGGACATCGATGCGCCAACCATCGTCAAGCGTTGGATCTCAACAGGATCTATACAGCTTGACTACCTCATTTCAAATCGAAGGAATGGTGGTGTACCTGAGGGCAGAATCATCGAGTTCTACGGCCCACCTGCCATCGGCAAGTCACACCTTGCACTGCAAATCACAAAGAACACCCAAAAAATGGGCGGCATGGTCGTATACATCGATTCAGAGAATGCAACCAACGTGGAACTATTGGGTCAGCTGGGTGTAGATGTCAAGAAACGATTTGTGTACGTGGAGGAGAAGTGCACCGAGGACGTCTTCACCATCATGGAGAAGGCAATCACACGAGTCAAGGAGATTGACAAGGATGTACCTGTCGTCATCATCTGGGACTCGGTCGCAGCATGTTCACCCAAGGCTGAGTTGCTGGGTGACTACGACAAGGACACCATAGGCTTACAGGCTAGAACATTAGCAAAAGGCTTCAGAAAGATCACAAGTACCATCGGAGCTGAACGTGTGACACTTATTTGTCTGAATCAGATGAAGAGTAAGATCGGTGTTCTTTATGGCGACCCAGACACGACACCGGGCGGTCAGGCCATTCCATTTCACGCATCAGTACGTTTGAAGCTTACTTCTGGCACACAGATCAAGGGCACTTCAGAACACAATAAAGATGAGGTCATTGGTATCAAGGTCATCGCTACAAGCGTGAAGAACAAGGTGGCGTCACCACGTAGAAAGTGTGAATTTGAGATTCACTTTGGCGTTGGCATCAAGGAAGCTGAGGAGATCTTCAATCACATCAACCGCGTGGGCGAGATCAAGAGTGAAGATGGAATGTTGATCTCATGTGGTGGTAACGGCACGTGGAAGGAATTCAAGGTCGTGGGACCCGATGGTAAGACTTTGCATTCAAAGAAGTTCTACAAGGCAGAATTTGAATCCCACATCCTCAACAACGATGTGTATAGGCCTTACATCGATGAGCTCATGGATCGTGCATTCATCAAACGTTATGATCAGCCCACTATGATGTCTGAGTTGGAGGCAGAGGAAGAACTCATGAATGATGCCGTGAAGGATCGTCAGAACCCAGTGGAGGGCGTGACAGGTGCATGACACACACGTGATCAAGTTGGTGAAGACTGAATCCAATGCAGTGTTGCCTAGACAGGCTGAGGGTGACGTAGGCTTTGACCTGTGTGCAACACGTGACGTCGTGTTGAATTCAAGACGTGTGACAAAGGTTTCCACAGGTCTACGCCTTGCGGACGATCCTGGGACATTCTGGTTACAACCAGACATGACGCAGGTGGGCAACAACTATCACACGGGCTCTGTGCCACTACGATCGCTGTTGAAGATCGAAGGTCGCAGTGGTCTGGCATCAAAGGGCGTGTGGCCTGTAGGTGGAATAGTAGATCCATCGTATCGTGGTGAGTTGGTCGTCATGTTGTACAATTCCAACGATGATGACTTTATTGTGAACAGTGGAGACAGAATTGCGCAGGTCGTGTGGTACCCAGTGTTGGCATCACATCCACGCTACAAGTTTGAACTGGTGGTTGAAGCATCAAACATTGAAGATTCCACGAGAGGAGATAGGGGATTTGGATCAACAGGTAGATGAAAGACCCATATTGCTGATAGATGCCTTGAACTTATTCACGCGGCATTTTGCCGCAAATCCTACCATCTCCACCCATGGCGAACACATGGGTGGTGTGGTTGGCTTTCTTAATGCGTTGAAGAACATGGTCGAAATGTGCCGACCTAAACGAGTTGTAGTCGTTTGGGAAGGTGGTGGATCATTTCGTCGTCGTCAACTGTTTCCCGAATACAAGGCAACACGTCGCCCAGTGAAGTTAAATCGCTTCTACGAAGGTGACATTCCTGAAACGACTGAGAATCGTGATGCACAGGTCAAGGCAATCGTAGGTTGTTTGCAACATGTGAATGTAAATCAAGTATACGTGCCTGACTGTGAGGCAGATGACGTCATAGCACATCTTGCCACACGTAAGTTTAAGCACGAGCACAAGATCATCATGTCGTCAGATCGTGACTACTACCAGATACTGGATGAGCGCACACGAGTGTATCGATTGGGTAAGAAGACATTCATCGACAAGCAGGGTGTCAAACAAGAATTTGGTATCTCACCCAACAACTTTTGCCTCGCAAAGGCACTGTGTGGCGATCCATCTGACAACATTCCTGGTGTTGATGGCGTGGGATTCAAGACGTTGTCTAAACGTTTTCCACGATTACTGGACGACGAAGAGGTGGAGTTAGATTCCATAATTGAAGAGTGCCGCGAGCATGCAAAAAAGTCAAAAACAAAGTTGTATCATTCGATTGCTACAGCACGTGAGCTCATACATAGGAACATCAGGATCATCGATTTGAGGGGCACAATGTTGACACCGGAGCAAATGAGAAAGGCTGACCATGTCGTCGAGAATTTTGTACCTTCACCTAACAAGATCAATCTCATAAGGGAACTGATGCAGTTAGGTCTTACTGATTTCAATGCTGACTCATTTTTTTATGCACTGTCTTCCGTGCGAGACGTGCAGGGTGTAAGAATTTATGACTGACATGATAAATGCAACAACAATAACGTTCTCAGGATACGGAAAGTCTTTCCAAGAAAAGATCGTGCAGGCACTGATCGTCGATCACAGATGGGCGAGTCAAGTGGCAGAAGTGATGAGGGTGGAGTACTTTGAATACAAGTATCTACAGTTCTTGGCTCAACGTATCCTAGGTTATCACAACAAGTACAAGTGCTTTCCTTCATTCGAGAATCTCATCGCACTGACTCGTGACGACCTCAAGTCTGAGTCAGACGAAGCACTTCGCACGCAGTTGTATGACTTCATGAAGCGTGTCAGGGTCAATCCTGACGTCAACGACCTACCCTACGTCAAGGACAAGTCACTGGACTTTTGTCGTAAGCAGGAGATCAAGGAGACATTGGAGAGGATCGTCGACAAGGTGGAGAGTGCAGACTACGATGAGATCGTGGACGACCTCAACCGTGCCGTCAACAAGGGTTCATGTGAGAGCATCGGTCACGACTTTTCCACAGACCGCGAAGCACGATTCGTTGAGCAGGAACGACACCCAGTGGCAACAGGCATCGACGTCATCGACAGCCCACGCATCCTACGCGGTGGTCTTGGACGGGGTGAGCTCGGGGTGGTAGTAGCCCCAACCGGGGTGGGGAAATGTACTCTTGAAGACACACGAGTTGATATCCTGTATCACACCATCGTCGTGGATGGTGTTGAATACAAGCCGTGGGACAAGTTCAACACCCGTCGCGGAATTATCTTTGCAAAAGATCTCAAGGAAGATGATATATTAATTTCCTGAATATGTCTGAAGTAGATTCAACACTTGAATGTGCGTTGTGTGGCATGAGGTCAAACAATCTCGCAACGCATATAACTCGAACTCATAAGATTTCATGCGATGAGTACAAGAAAGTCTATAACTTGCCCGTAATGAAACACACGGCAGCAAC